AACGCAACATGTAGTTGCTCTCTCCTTTGATAGGTTTCGCCCCGCCGTAAAAAGCGGGGCGTTTTTTATTCGCTCACAAGTTCGCCGCCGTGTTGTTGAGCAAGGGCTTTGTAATCCACCTTTGGCACAGATTCTTTCTGCGTGAGCTTCTGTATGTACGTGTCAGTGAACAAGTACCGCAGCTTGGGGTCAATATACAAACCGTGATCGGTTTGCGCAGACTTCTCCAACTTCCCTTTTATTGAATTGATAATGGTCTCAGCTTCAATAGCCTTGGTGGGATACTTCTTGTTGAACTCCATGATCATGTCGAAGGCTTTTTCATTTCCTTTAGGGTCGTTGGTCATGAAGGTCAGCGCAAAAATGTTCATTATGTTTTCACGCTTCTTGTTGATTGCCTCAGCCTGCCCCTTCACTTTCATGTTGCGGAACTGAATTTCCGCAAGGTCAGCGGGCCGTATACCCAAGGACTGCATCATCAACTCAAACGGAGTGAACTCTTTCTTCATGATTTCACCCTGCAAAGTCAACGCGCCTTCTTTTGCGTATCGAGCAGTAACCAACGGTTGCTTTGCAAACCCGGGAAGAATGGTTTCAATGGAGCGATCTGCGTGTCCTTTGTTGTACAAGTCATAGGCGCGACCAGCATTCACACCGAGTCCAGCCAACGGCCCCAATACGCCAACCAATATGCTTTGCACCCAAGATTCTGCATCTTGGTTATCGCGGCCATCGCGTAACCACATACCGTCGAGCTTCAAGCGGCTGTGCAAGTCAATACCGGCAGCGTTGCCAATACCACGCGACACCATAGTGCCCATGTTCTTGCCTAACGTGTTGACCGCCCAGTTTGCAAACTCAAGCTCAAAGTCAAAGGGTTCGTCGTCATCAGCACCGGGACGCAAATGAGCTGCGGCATTAACGATAGCCGCCACGGTAGAGAAACCCCAGAGACCAGTGACTCCAGAGAAGATAGCTGCCATACCCATCGTGCCAACAAAGCGGGCGCGGGCTTCGCGCTTTTCTTCTTCAGGCAAATTACCAAACGAGTTCCAAGCGTTGCGAGCCAAGAACCAAGTCATTTGTTGCGGGAACTGTTTGAATTGGAAAATTACTCTGGCTATTGAACTCTGTAAGAAACGTGGCTTGTTGGTTGACGAGTAGTCAAACATGGCCCGTTGCGTCAAGTCTTTTGCTTCGGCAATTGATTCCGCAAATGCTTGTTGTTTGTTGGGGTAGTTCGCCCGCTTCTCCATAGCTGACCTGAAGGCAGACATGGCCATGACTTCGCGATTGAATCGCTCAGCATGGTGGAAAGCGTAAGCAACAACCTGCATGGCCCGATTGGGTATGCTGGAATACTCAGACGTTGGGTTTGCTGCCAAACCAGATTGGTCGTAGGCTGCTGTAATGTCAATCAAACCATCAGCAACAAAACGGTTGTACGCTGCTTTATCTACAGCAGACAAACTTGTGGAGCGATCCAATGATGGGGATAACAGACGTGAATCTATTACACGCCCGCCAGCTTCAATACCAAACCCAGTGGCCATAATTTCGGCCACAGTTTTGCTCATATTGAATAACACACGGCCCGTTGCTGTCGTGTAACTCATGCCGGGGTTTGCACGAACTTGTTGCCCAATCAATGTGGGTGCGCCAATCATCACGCCACCCATCACGTTGACGACCGCAGAACCAATCGAAGTAAGGTAATAGACAAACCCAATGTTTGAGAAATACGATGTCCATTTACCCGTATCAGTTGGGTTGAGCATTGCAGCAAGACGGTTATCAATCTCTCGGACATAGCTGCGCAACTCATCGTTCTCTGCGGTCAATACTTCACTGTATGCTGCGCCGGGAGTGAAGCGTCCTTTTATCTGTGACCTTGCAGCGTCAAGTTGCGAAAACATTTCTGGAGAATATTCCAGACGCGCCATCTGATACGCCATACTGAACGATGACGATGCAAAACTGCGCAGCGCGTCCTCAGAGTAACCAGCAATACTCTTACGGTGAATGAAAGCGTTACGGATACTGCGGTCTGGTTGATTGGCCAAGTATGTCTGGTACAGGTTGTCTTTCAGCTCAGTCTTGCGCTTATCGGCGTCAGCAGGTGTGAGGCCCGCCATATTCATACTATCTATGGCAGCAAACGAATTCTTCAGAAACTCAGATTGACGTGCGTGCAAGTCCATTTGCTTTTGGTAATCATCACCAATATTTGTGCCGATGGTTCGCTCCAAAGCATCGCGGGCAGCTTGATTAGGCTCCTGATCCAGACGGGCCTGCAAGTGCGCTTCTCTCGCAGCCTGTGACTCAAACATGTAGTACTCACGGTTTGCGCCTTTACCAACCTGATACCAGAATTTACCAAAGCGCATCAACGGAAAGTAAGGCCCCGCCCGTTTACCTTTTTCAAACTCGTTACGAATCTCTGTGATCGTTGCCTCGGACACACCCATCTGCCGCATAAAAATAATGCGTTGGTTCATCAACCGTTTGTACTGGCTGTATCTGCGCTCGTAGAAGTCACGCACTTCTCTGTATATAGTTCGTGCTTCTGGACTCAGCGCTCTCCAACTATTCATCAGTTGGGGATTGCTTGCCTGTTGAGCGCGTGTGGCTTTGTCTGGGTCAATTTCTAAGATGGTGGCGGTGTGCATGACTTCACCGAGCTTGCGTGACATCTCAGGGTCAGCAGATTGCAATCTCTCCCACTTACGGGAAGTGTCACCAGACTCTTTCAGTATTTGTGACTTGCGGGACAGAAACTTTTCTGTCACGTTAATGAAGTTACTAATCTGTGGGATACGATTAGCAACCAAGTCATTGATCTGACGCAAGGTCAGCATACCCAGATACGCATCGCGTGCAGACGCATCCATGCTACGTATCTCACGCATCTTGCCTTTTGTCCAAGTACTGGCCATCATCCACCGCTTAATGGTGGACGGCTGGTTTGGCATGCCCTTGGGTACAGTCGTCTGACGTGCTGGCCGTCGAGTGGCCATAGCTCTTGGCTTAGGTGGCCCGGCAATAGTGCCGCCCGCTTCATTCATGCCTTCCAAGGACATCGTACCGGCCATCATTGCATCAGCAGCAAACATGACCTCAACCATGACGTTGCTTGGGCCACCGGGCTTCACGTTAAACAGTTTTCTTACTGCGTCAGTGAAGCGGTTGTACAAAGAAAACGGTGCGGCTTTGTAGCGAATAGAACGCAGCAGTGCTTGAAACTCTGGGTTTGTGAGTGCCTCAGACAAGAACTCATGTATGTCTTGCAGGCCGTACACAGTAGACAAGTCCACGCCCTTCTGCGAAAACATGTTCTTGGAATACTGATATAACTCGTCAAGCCTCTCGTAACCTTGGCGTTGTATACCAACCAGCTTATCTGCGTTGTCAAGCAAATGAGATGCGGCGGCATGCAGAGTTTCATGCAGCAGCAAATGGTTTGTAAGGTAGCCAGCACCTTGGCGCATGACAACTTTGTCTGTCGCTGGATCGTACTTACCGTTCCATGCAAACTGCTCGTTGACCAACTGCGCTACGCTATCGAGCAGCATCTGGTTGGATTCAGTACCGCCGTTTTTATCCAGCGTATCCTGCATGGTCTCAATTGCAAAAACCACATTACGTAACTTGCCGGATCGCAACCCCTCAATGATGGCTGCTTGCTGCTCCTGCGGATAGAGCGCCACAACCAAATCGCTCAGCGAGTTCAATCGCTCATTCAGTGATTCTTTAACCTGTGGGTCGTTGGACAACGACTCCATAGTGTCAGGATCAATCAGGCGTGTCTCAGCCGTAAAGCCGGTGTCCAGTATGCGCTGAGCCAGTTCAGCGTAATACTTGTTGTTCTTTGTCTGTGCAAGAAGCTCAAGGGCGTCGCGGGTCTTGCCTTCAATCAGCAAACGGCGAATAGCCGGATGCACTTCGGTGAGCATCTCGACGGTGGGCAAGTTTTTGGTTTCGACTTCAGTGAATGGTTCTGGAGTTTCTTCACCTTCGCCCGCTTCGGTTTCGGCCTCTTCCTGCATTTTGGAAAGGCGTTCTTTGGCCGTTCTCTTTCTGCGTGGGGCTTTGGGTAACTTAGCGCCGTTCTTCTCCGCCTCTTGACGTTTTTTCTCAGCCGCAGATTCCAGCTCATCGTTGTAAGTAGATATGGCTTTCTCAAACTTCGCCGCTTCTTCGGCGTTTTGTTTGTTCTCAGCCACCAACTCGTCGAGCAACTGCAACGTAGATGGGTCTAAGTTGGCTTCAATCCATGCGCGGAAGTCCTGTGCGTACTTGCCACCTTCTTTATAGAAAGTAGAACCCGCGCCGTAATGTTTAGGGTCAATCTCAAAATAGGCCAAATCAAACGCCAAGTCTCTGAGTGCATCGCCAAAGGTTTCTCTGTTGCGGTTTGTCAAATATGTAATGGCGGCTTGGGCCTGCGGAGAAATTTTCCCCGTCATCTGTTTGAGAATCAATGCTGCTGCACGCAGTTTGTTGTCATTGATGTCACGAACTATTTCACGCACTGCCTGACTTGGTCGGCGTGGTTTGCCACCTTTTGGTGTTGCATAAGCGCTGGTTACAGTAGCGCCGGTGGTTATTGTTTCTTGATACGGTATCTTTGTTCCAGTGACTTGAGATGGCCGCATCTTGCTGGTTCGTATGGTCGATAGAGGCCCCTCTCCGGTAGCCAACATCTGATCCACATAGGCTTGAACTTGCGCACTGAACTCATCCATACCGCGACGTGTGGTCAAGTCTGGTAATCCAGCTCTACTCAACAAATCAGCTTGTGTTTCTGGTGCTGCATTCTGAAGTGCATCCAATAACTTATCCAACTGCTCTTGACCACCCACACGGCGGGCAAGGTAGTCGAGCATCTGTTGTGAACCGGCGCTGGTGGTCTCGCCCGGCTGGGCAATATCAAACTCCAACATGGTGTCAGCAGCGGTGTTCTTTGAGTTGCCGTGACGTTCCTGCTCCGCAGGGGAGTCAGAGATGGACTGAATGGAATCAAAGAAACCTTTGATCTTGCCGCCCTCCACCGTCTGCACCACATGCTCTGTGTCTACAGCAGGGGCCTTCTCAAATCTTTCTCTTGCGGGAACACCTTGACGAACTGTTTCAGTAGGCGCAGTTTCTTCTGGTTCAATTTCTTCAGCAACTTTTTGTTCAGGGGTTTTTTGTCTTTCTGCTGCCCTACGCTCACCCATCACTTCAGCGTTTTCTTGCTGGATTTTTTGGTTATCAAACAAATCACCTTGCATCGCACGGGGCTGACCAACACCTCTACGCAAGTAATCAATTGCTTGATCAATTTCAGCGTTTGCGTTTTGCGTGTAATTTTGGATTATTGAATCTCTGTTTTTGAGCGCTTGACCAGAAGTCATGCCAGCGGGACGCATACTTATGATTGTTGCGTCATCGTATCCACCGGAGTCAGCTTTTTCTTGCAAGCGTTCGCGGCTGTTCTCAAGCTCTTGGATTGCGCCTTCAACGCTTTGTCCAGACAACGCCATAGCGTTTTTCATGCGGCGGGCAGCGCCTTTGAAGACCCCAAATAGATTACCCTGCATTGCACGGGGCTGGCCAACATCCGGCTCAAGCGCAGCCAAGGCTTTTTCGCCGTCGAATATAGGGTTCTTGAGTTGAGCGGCCAGCGCTTTGTTGCGGATGAAGCCCATGTTGGCGTCTACCACTTGCGCCAAATCTTTCAAGATCAACCCACGCTGGTTCATGCCCGCTTGATCTATGCGGCCTTGTGGGAGAGAGTTGTACTCATCCCGTAACTGCGTGTACTGGCGTACAAAATCGCCGTAGGCTTCAAGAGATTGTGCAGGCGCAGCGGCAGCTGGAGCAGCAGGTGCGCTTGGAGCTGCTGTTGTAGCAGCGCCTGTATCTACATCTTCAAATAAACCGGGCGGTTCATTTGACGGTGGGAGCGCTTGATCTGCGTCGCCGTATTTTGTAGATACAGTTCCTGTATTACGGTCTAATTGAACACGACTTGCCCACTTATCCCGCTGAGATTCTTCTCCGGTGGGGGCAGTAGGTACGCCACCTTCTTGGTCTGCAAACAAACCAGCAGGCTCTTCCATTCCTTGAGTGAGGTTATCAAGGATAGTTTGGCGTTCTTGTTGTGTAGTATTTGGGTCTTTAAATTTATCCGCCAGAGCAGTTTTCAAACCACGCACACCGCCTGTAGGTGCGCCGCCCAACGCGCCAAGAATAAGATTGGCTGCGGAGTCTTCGCCAATCTCTTTGTTCTTTGACACCCGGTTGATAGCAATGTCGGCTGCAACACCTTCAGCGGTCTCTTGCACGCCTTCTTCCAACCCAGAAACGGTAGCTCCGGCGGCCGTTCTACCAAGTACGGACTTGCCCGCTGCTTTTCTCAATAGGTCATCGAACGCACCGGTTACAAGCTGCCCAGTAAAACGATCGCCAAACGTGGCAACCATACCCTGCATGATTGCGCCTGTCTCTGCTGCTTTACGTGTGGTTAAATCTTTGGCTTCGTCCGGCTTGACACCCTGCTTTATCAGCGAAGCATAGAACGGGCTGTTTTTCATCAACTCTTCATGGCTCATCTTGCCAATAAAGTCGGACGCATTTGTAGCCGCTTCGTCAGCAGCCATAGCGCCGCCCGCTACACCACCGGCAGTTGGGCTTTTTGTAATTACGGATGTGGCAATTACAGGGGCCAAAGAACCAAACACACTGGCCGCTTGCATAGCGTAGCCGCGCACAGTTGGGTTCTTACCAAAATCTATTTCACCCTTGAAGATGTTGCCGGTTATTTGTGACTCTCTAACCGCTTTCTTGGATTGCTCTGATACGCTGTCTTCAATACTTTGTTGAGCTTGCTTACCGAGGTCTCTCAAGTATGTAGAACCGGGAATCTCTGGAACTTTTGCAAGCGTACGCTCCAAAGCCAAAGCATCTTTGTCTTGCTGTTCTTTACCGCGCAACAACTCATCAATTTTTCTGGACGCCATCTTGCCAAGAACCAACGGCATTGGCTCATGGAGATCGACTTCGCCTTCTGCTGCTTTACGTACTGCGCCTTTTGCGCCTTCTTCTACACCTTTAGGAATACTGGCTACACCAGAAGTAGCAGACCCAAGTATGTACTTGGAAAAGTCAGCTGCTTTAGTCCAAATGCTGTCGTCTTCTTCAGGCTTTTGAACCGCAACAGGCGCACCACCAAACTGCGATGCAAGAGCTGCATAGTCAGGCGCTTTTGATGGTTGATCTTCAATTGGCGCACCGCCAAATTGGGACGCTAATTTTGCGTAGTCCACAGTCAACCCCCAATTTGTTGTCTGAACTTATCTGCCTCGGCTTGGGTTTTAAATCTGTACGTTTTACCGTCTGGCGCTGTTACATACAGCGGCGACTGAGCGGGAGGAGCTGCTGAAGCGCTCGGCGCTGGTGCAGCACCGGGAGCGGCTTTAGAAGTAATCCCAGAAGCGCGGGTTTGCTTAAATTCTTCGATGAGTTTCTGGCGTTCGCCTTCTATTTGCCCATTTATTCTCTCAATCTCTTCTTGGGTTATACCGGGTCGAGCTTTTTGTAAATTCAACATGGCAGTGCGTTTATCCAACTCAGCTTGAAACTTAGCGTCATTGGCAAACGTGGTATCTGGGCCGGTGTATTTTGCACCGTACCGAGCTGCACCGATTTCAGCCATAGCTTCCTTGTATTCTGTGGGCGTGAGTTTTCGACCTAACCGTTTTTCGTAGTCACTGAGCATGCGTTCAAATTCACCGGGCTTATTCATCATCTCACGCTGAACACCAGCGTGTATACCCGCGACTTTTTCTTGGGTCTTACCCTGCATCTCTGTTTGAGCCAAGCCGCTGTTGAGTTGAGCAACTTTCTCTTGAATACCAACTTGAGTTTTGTAGGCTTCTCTCTTCAAATCTCGTGCACGAGTCTCTTCAGCATCTGCTTTATTAACCAGACCTTCCTTACGAGATTGTTGAGCAGTGGCCAACAAGATTTCAGACTGGCGCAATTTGTCATCAACGTCTCTGTAGTCTTTCTTGAGCTTGCCAACTTCGCCGACGAATGCTTCACCTGCTTCACCAAGGCCAGCAAAAAGTTGTTCTCTTTCACTGCGGCCACGAAGATTTTTATTTGGGCTTAGTAACTTCAAACTTGCAGCGGCAATAGCAAGCCCTTTATCTTTTTCCATTTGGTCTGCCAACGCAGCCCGTTTGGCTTTGGTTTCTTCCAAATATGGTTGAGTAATGTCAGGGCCGTAGCGTTTCTCCAGCATTGGAATACGCGCGGATATAGCTTCATCTCTTTGTTCTGGAGTCTGCTCTGGCGGTGCTTGATTAGCCATTGCCTTCAAGTCAGCCATACTTTGTTCAAACTTATTCCCGTAAGTGTCGCCGCCCTTGGCAAACGCAACAATCCCGCCGCCAGCCATCATTTGCTCTTGCTGATCTTCTGGAATTTGATTAAACGCGCCGCCAAGACCACCACGGATTGAAGCCCGCTCGGCCATCTCAGCATCAATCATTTGGGCTTCCATAATATCGCGGCGGTTCAACGCCGCTTCTTTGGCTTGTGCCAACTGTTGGTCACTAAGTTTGGCCAAAATGTTTTCTACGTTTTGTGGGCTGGTCACACCACCACCAGCGTACGATTCCATCAAACCGCCTTCGGCAGCGCCAAACAATCCAGACTTACCAAAGCCGTAAGCTGCGCCACCCAAGCCAGCCAAAGTCTGCACCATGCCCGGGCCTGACCCTTCGTAGACTGTACTGGTAGATTTTTGGCCAAGCGGCAATCCACGGATCATGTCGGACATGAAGCCCAACTGCTTGTATGGGTAGTTCTGTTGGTTCAGGAAATCCTGATACGCCATGTCTAACGGACGCTGTGCTTGTGCCTGCTGTTGCGCACCAAATTGACTTTGTAACCCAGTAATACCCATTTTTTGACCATACTCGGTTTGACCAAGCTGACCAAGCTGACCTGCGCTTTGTAAGGCGGTTTGAAGACCTTGCATTCCTAAACCTGCACCATATTGACGCGACTGCTCACCCAATTGCTGGGCCTGTAAACGACGAGCCATGTCTTGGTTATATTGGTTAGCAGCTTGCTCATAGGCTGTTTGATAGCCTTTGGCGCGGATGTCGCCTTGGAGCATTCCAAGATTACGTTCACGTTCTGCCCGCATGAGAGCATCTCTACTTCCGCCAAAAGCACCAGCACCGACGGCTTGGGCTTGTTGTTGCGCACCTTGAATCTGTGAGGCGCGTTCAGCTTCCCGTAATTGAGGTTGCATAGCTTCTTCAATGTACGGAGACATGTACTGAGCGGCTTGACGGTTACCAAACTGACCGCCAGAAAATCTACCTGCTTGATAGTTTGTACCAAGCGCACCCAAACCAGCTGCGCCAGCCAATCCCGTACCTAAACCCAACTGAGCGGAAGGCTGCATGTTGGCGGCAGTTTCAAATGCCTGCTGCTGCATAGGCTGAAAGCCTGCAATACGCTCACCACCATAGACTTGGTAAGGGTTTTTATTGATGTCAGTAAGTGCTTGACCCTTAGCCAAAACATCTTTGGCATAAGGTCTTGCCCATTCAGGCAGCTCTGTGGTTTGTGTTTGCTGGGACGGTTGACCACCGTCGCCACCACCAGCGCCATAAACACGCCCGCCCGGTTTTAAACGGGTAGCAGAATCCCCAATTGGCTCACCAAGTGCATAAAGTTGACGACGCGAATAACTCATGTTTCATCCTTAAAGAATTTTTGGTACATCACACTCTGTACCTCAAACCCGTATTTCCCAGCTTGTTTTCGCCAACCCGGGCGACCAACAAATTCAATGCCGGAGCATCCAGCATCCTTAGCAAACCTGTCAAGCAGGTCGAACATTTCATCATCCACATATTGCATGTGGTTTGGCTCCCCTGCGCAATACTGAACAACCAGCATCTTGCGCCGAGGGTAACTTTTAACTTCGGTTATGACATGCCCGTAAATTTCGTTGTCGTCATGCCCAACCCACAATTGCATCTGCCCATTCAACACAAACCGCAGTATGTCGTCAACTGTGGCTCGGCCTCTTGTCCATTCCTGTGATTTCACCAAGTAGGGTAACAGCGACGGAATAACTCCCGCTACCGCACCGGGTGGAATCAATGAAATCCTCATGCTGGCAAATACTTCTCAGCCCGACTGTTTTTGGCAATCTTGCCTTTGCCCACAGTTTTGCTGCGGGCGGATTGAATTCTGTCCATCATGGCGTACAACTTACGCGCACCAGCTTCGGTTGACCCGTTACCCAGTTCAGAAACGATACGTGCAGGTACTACAAATTCGCCGTCAGCTAAACGCGCAGGTTGCTTTTTGCCAATGACCGCAGGGATAGAGTCAGACACACCATCGCCGGGGCCACGCAGTAATCTACCGCCATCTGAATAATCACCAAGATGGGACAGGCCGCCAGCAGCAAGGCCGCCACCCATACCGCCAAGACTGCCAATTCCTGTGCCTACGCCAGATGCAGTGCTGCCGTTGCCTGTGCCAACATTGCCCGCACCTCCACGACCCCCGCCACCGCCTTCGCCACCGCCTCCGCCGCTATTGCTAAAAGCTTCTCCGCTTATTGGGCCACTGCTACCTTCGGTTGTTATGTTGCCAACACCGCCGCTAAAGGCGGCAGGCCCTGTAAACGTTCCTGTATAACCGCCGTTTAAAGCAGCATTCGCAAGCGCAGAGTTAATCATGCTTTGACCAAGCATCTTTGCAATAAATCCGCCGGGCATAAATCCCATAGACCCATAGCCAACCAAACCACTTGCAATCCCTTCAGAAAGCCCTTGTGTGGATGGTGCTTCATAACCACTGTGTGCAGGTATGCCGCCCTGCATAGGGCGTTTTTCAGTCATCTGTCTTGTTTGATCGTCAGAAGGCATTGACTCAATCTTGGAGAACAATTGCTTCATTGGGTCATATTCATAGCTTGGTTTTTCGCCGGGCATTGGGGTGGCAGTTGCCACTCCGCCATCAGCAAAGTTGGTCATCTCCCCGGTAATTGGACTGACCCCAGTATCTGAGGTGTCAGCAATCACATTGCGGGATATAGGGGTTTGGTATGGTGTGGCATATGCGCCCTTGCTTATATCAGCCATTGGATAGCCCGTATTGGCTCCTATGGCATTTGCATTGGACATAGCCTCAATCGGGCCGCCGCCAGCAAACCCGTAAATGCCCTTTGCCCGATCGGAACTGATTGGGGTATACGATGGGCTGAAATACCGCTGTTCCCGTCCATACGGGTCAGCTCTGGGGGTAGGCATTACAACGCCGGGACTGTATTCATATCGTTGACCAAGATCTTTGTCTTCGGCAGGCTTTGGTACAGTTGGCGACTCTGAGAGCAAAGGCGCGGCTGCCGCCATGCCGTATTTGGCAAGACCCATATTGCCGCCCGCATTTGCAGCCAAATTACTAAAGCCTCCGGGCTGGCCTAAGCTTTTAATGCCTTCGCCCATAGTTGAAAGCCTGCCCATTACTGCGTCAGATCCATAACCGCCTGCACCATAACCAGCTTGTTGCGCAGCCATTTTTTGTGCGGCTTGCTGGGCAGCTTGCTGGGCTTCAAATACCGGGCCAGAAGTGACAGGCTCACTTGCGGCTTGGAATTCTGAAATTTGCGCCGGGGTTAAAGAACTTAATTTTGATTGGGCCGCAGTCATTTCAGGCGCTGCTGCCGCTTGCATACCAGAGCTTGCCAAGGCTTCACCCAATCCTGCGCCACCATAAGCGCCCAAACCAGCCATTAGCCCTTTAGACAAGCTACCGGAACTAACTCCTGTAAGCCCACCTACCAACAGACCTGCGGTCATGGGGTTGATTGCGCCGCCGGATATTGCGGTTAAGCCAACCCCAGCAATCATGGGAAGAATAGAAGACAAAAAACCAGCCTCGGGTAAACCCGTATGTGGATTGATGGTCAAATGCCCGCCATGAGCCATAGCCAAGTCGTTTAAACTTTTCACCTCGCCCTTTGACATGTGGACAAGGGTTGTGTCGGGGCCTCTGCCGTGGGCAGCTAAATGTTGTGCGGCGTGCTGTAGGCTCATATTTGCCTCGTGTAAACAGGGTTTGCGAACTTTATCATGGGAACAGCGCAGACACAAATGTCGCGGTCAGAATGACAGACGGGGAAACGGGGTGTGTTGGGGCTGTACCGGCTGGGTATGTGGCGGTCACCGTGTTGCCGGATTCAGAGGCGTAATACAACTGGACATAGTCATTTGCTTGAATTGGCAACACAATATTCCAAGACACAATTGCAGCTCCGGGAGATGAGCCGTGCTTGGCAGGGACAGCTTGAATACCCGCGCTATAAGCCACGTCAGTGCCGTTTTGTTTCCACCAGAATGTGACGTTGTCGTCGGTCGTGGTGAAATTTAAGAGCTGGGCGCTGAACTGGATGTTGTAATAGCCAGCCACGGCAAACACAATCTTGGAATTGGTTGTTGTGTCAATAGACACTTCATTGCTTGTATCTGTACTGTCAAACGGAATGGCAATAGATGTTGTAGCGGACGCCACGCCCAAAGCTTCAGTTACTGCATCACCAATATTGTGCGCCACGTTTGTCGTGCCATACACGCCACGGGTTATGCCCGTGAATGTGGTGGATGTCTTTCCTGTGTAAGCAATCAGCTCAGTGCCGATCAACAAATGTCCGGCAGACTCAAACTGCGCCGTAGATACCACCTGAATAGCCGTTGTAGACACATTGGTCATGGCAGCGGTAAGCGTCGTGGCTCCGTCTTGGTGGAACGCCCCATTTGGAAACTGCAACAATGCCCCGCCGGTATTGGTGGCAAAGAGCTGGTTGAAGTTTTGCAGCTGGTTGAAGTACAGGCGCAAGATGTTGATGAACTGCTCTTGGTATTGGGCGCTGTACTCAACCGGAGCCGCAGGCAGGCGCGGCTGCTGCGGCGCAATGAGCGGTGCTGTTTTGAACTGCGGAAGTGCCATCAGCGTCGTCCGTCAGGCCGTGTATCAATACGAGGCACGCCCAATTGCCATGACACGCCAAGATCGTTAGAGATAACTTTAAGTGCCATCTGTCTGCCACGCACCCGCACAAACACCTGTTGGGTGAACTGCTGCACGTTGTACGTTCTTTGGTTCAAGTAATTTTGCGCGCTGGTCACAGTTGGCGCGTCTGCCGAACCATAGTTTGTTCCGGGGAACTGACGTGGGCGTACTTCAAAATCCAACGAAGGTGCGTTGACAGTCGAACCATCAAAAGTCACATCAGGGATGATGCGGGTTACTAAGCCAAAGTTATGCCCGTCGCCGATGTCGAAGTCAGAAGATTGGACGTAGGCTTCAATCGGCGTGGCAGGGTTGGTTGTGCCATCGTCATTGCCGTTCTCGTGATAGATCAGCTGCCCGTTGTATCCGGCAGCCATAGGTGTTGCCCGCAAGGGACTGTCTAGCCAGTAAGACCGCGCCAAAGTGCCGTAATACCAAGTACGTTCAAGATGGTTAAAGATGACGTATTTGTCTATAGTGGTTGAGTTTGCAGAACAGTAGAACCACCATATTTCGTTGTAGCCCTCGTTTGTGCCTGCAAAAAACTGAAATGATTGCGTCAAGTTGATGTCGTCATATACGTACTGGCGCAAGGAGCAAGGGAGCGTTTCCACTCGACCTGTGTACATGTAGAACTTGTCTGCACCCATCCAATAAGTCACGTTGTTGATGGTGGTGATGGCGTTTGGCCCAGCGATAGAGATGTTGTCACCCATCAACTGGAAGCCCCACACATATGGTGGGCCAAGATATTGCATAGAGTAGATAGCCGCGTCGGTCAAAACCAAAATTTCTTGGCGTGTCTGAATGGCTGTGATGATCTGTGAGCCGTGACTGAGCGTGTAGCTACCTGCTTGGTTTGTGGCCTGCGGATACCATGTTGCAATTGATTCTTGGTCAGACCAAGCAATAAACATAGGGTTTTGCACCAAACTGCCAGCAACTGCATCGTTGCAGCCAAATGCAATTACAAAACGCGAAGAGTCGGATACCGTCACAAAATTTGCTACGGATGGGCAGTAGGCATCGACCGTGACTGTTCCTGATTTGGTAGATATAGACGCGTTGGGGCCGAGCAATTGCCCACGGTTGAATGTGCTGGCTGACGCTGAGTTGGCCCAGTAATACAACGCACCGCCGCGAGGGTTGAACACTAAGTCTTCGCCAAAGTTTGACTGGCTCCACAAACGAAGCTGAACACCAATGCCTGTTGCCGCAGGAGAACCCCAGCCAGTAAATGTGGTGGACTGAACTACTGTTGTGCCGTTGGCGTGAGTAGTAGCTGCGCCTGAACCTGTCCCGCTGACCCCGCGAGTACAGCCTGTGAATGTCGTTGCGGTCTTACCTGAATAACTGATTGTTTCTGAGTCAATCAGAATGTTGCCGGAAGATGTAAACGCAGCCGTAGAACTCACAGTCACCGTGGTATTTGAGCTGGAAAGCGTACCGCCTGTTATGACGGTGGTTGCAGTGCCGGTCACAATACCACCCCAAGTGCCTGCGCCCCAGCCTACGTTCTGGGAAAAAATATCTTGTCCAGTTGTGATTTGGTACGCGCCAACTACGGATGCGCCGCCATTACCGGAGTCACTGCCGTTTGCTGCAACAGAAGACTGAATGGTGTATTGGTTTGAACTGACGTAAGTGATCTGAAACTCTGCGTTGAGGATGGTTGCAGTGATGTTGCCGCCCAGAGATACCGCGCCGCTGAAAGTCACAAAGTCGCCAGTCTGTGCGCCATGCCCCACATCAGTTACCGTGATGGTGGTTAATCCGTTTGAAGCAGCAAATGTCACCTCACCTGCGGTGGTTGTATTGCGCAACGGAGTCACGTCGTATAGATTACCGTTTGTGCCGTTTTGAATGTAGTATTTGAGGTTTGTACCTATTGCCAACAAGTTGTAGCCAGCCAAATTCAACCAATTCCACATGCTCCGGGCAACGCCCCAGTACGATCCAGCTGGTGCTTGCAAAGCGGACGTGTTTGTCCCAGTGTCAAGTACCCAACCGCCAATCTTTTCGGGATAGCCGGAACGAAACCGAATCTTGTCGGACTCGAACCAACCGCCTTCGTTGGCAAGTGTTGTGCCTTCGCGGTTGATTCCGGGCCTGAACTGGAGTTTTTGCAGTGGCATTTCTTAACCCACGTTACGTTCAAAATGAGGGCAGTCCACCAGATTGGAAAAATTTCCGCCCCAACGGTTTTTTACGTTTAGTGACTCCCAGTATGCCCCCAACGGCGCAATGGTTGCCTTGTCCCAGATTATCTTCCCATCCTTGAAGAAGTTCAAGTCTATGGCGCACCGTTTCAAGTGAATGCTTTTCATGGTCTTAGAGCGCCCGGTCTTGACGTAAATAGCTTGTTGTTCAGGTGTGCGGGCAAGTTCCCCGCCTGTGACCACAAACCCTTGTTCTGTGGCGTACTGGATCAGTTTACAAGCGTCCAACAGGAACGCAGCTTGTTCTTGGCTCAGGCTCATTTCTTCCTCATTTCTGCCAGTTTCTCAACTGTGCGACCGCCAAAGTATGCACCCATGATAAGCATTCCCCAGTTACCAAGCAAGGTGACGTAGGACTCGTTGGCGTTGTAGTTAAATGCCGACATCATGGCAAACAGGAAATACCCCGCAAATATGGCTATAAGGCTCATGGGGCGTATGTTTTTGGACAGCCATGAATCGCTGGACATGTCTGCTTGCCACCTGTCTGTGATGTTGTCGGCATCGTTCTGGGCGGCTTTTGCAAACAGTTCCATTTCAGCCAACTCCATTTTGGCTTTTTCAATGCCCAACTCAAGGAGCTTCTCCTCATGGGCGTATTGCAGTTCCCGCAGTTTGGAAACATCTTCTGCGGTGGGGTTGTCAGGAATCTTTACGCCAAGCGTGTTTTCAACCACTTCCTTGCCTTTGGCTTGGATGGCAGACGACAGTAAACCCAGCCCATTTTGGGCAAGACTACCGAGGAGGGACGCTACTATTGGAATCATCTCTTTCCTTTCTTTCAAGCTCACGCCTGAGTTTCTCTACCTTTTCCACCTGTGCTTTGACTTCATGTTTGGCTTCCAAGATATCCAGATATAGCATACCCAAAAGGGGTAGCATCAAACCCACCAAAATCAAAGCAGCAACCCAACCCATTACGTCTTCCCCCAGCGATTTACGAAGAGGAGGAACGACCACAGGTAAAGGAGGAATATAGTAGTCGCTATCAGGTACGCTGACTTTGCCCGAAGGTTTCTTTTTGCCTCCTGTCGTTGCCATTGCTTGTACCTCTGCTGCGCTTCCTGTTTCAACCTTGCCTGTTCTTGCTCTTGCGCAATGATCTCCCGCATTTCAAAAACTTTACTGTACAACGCACCCAGCTCAGGCGGGGATTGGTACACCATCGTTTCCCTGACCGTCACTATCAGCTCTGCCATTTGCTGCTGCGCCATCACGCGTTGCAACGCAGCTTCCATCAAATTGGCATCAGGGTCATAGACATTCTTGGACTTCTCTTCTTCCTCCCTGATATGTTTGGCTAATTGTTCTTCAAGTCGAAACAGTTTTGTAAGCTGGGTGACGATGTCTGCCATGACTTGCGTTTCGTCAACGGCAATGAACTTCTCTTTCTTTTTCGCCACAGGCTTGGTCGTGACTGGCTCAGGAACTGTTCCAAACAACTTTTGCCAAAAACTGCGAACCTGTTTTGCATCAGAAACAATTTCATCAACAGTTTTCTTAACCTCCATGAAAGACGCTTTAGCGTCCTTGTACAGCTTGCATCCCTGCTTGATGGCGGCAACACAAGCATTGGCGGCAAAGAGAAGTGAGATTGGATCAATTTTCTACCCCGTTAAGCAGTGCGTTGCCACATGTAGACAACGACATATGGCGGCAAATTTGCATCTGTTCCGCTTGAGCCGGTTGTGGCAATTGTGGTTGTGATACTTGCGTTGCCGGTTGCAGTAGCAGGAATACGACCGCCTAAGTTACCCGGGCCATACGGCGTAGACCCGCCAGATGGGTTAGAACCATCCTGAACCAATGCACCGCTTAAGGCGGCGTGAGTGTGGCCTGAATCAGTTGAAGTTGCGGTGTGGTTGTGGCTGACTACGATTGCATCTTTGCTACCGCCCGTTGCGCCTGCGGTGTATGTTCCGCCCCCACCCGTGCCAGCACCGATCATTACGCGCCCTGCGCCAAACGCCGCCCAAGTGCCAAAACCCAAAGATGTTCCGGGGTTTGTGGCTGAAGTGCTGGAATAAATTGCACCTACAGGGAAAAGAACGTTGCCTACAAGGGACACAATGGCCGCACTGGTTGTTACTCCCGTACCCCCATTTGACACAGGCAAAGTGCCTGTAATGTCGGCGGTGCTGATATCAATCTGATCCCAAGCGGTGTTTGTGCCGTCAGACTTCAGGTATTTGCCGTTGGCGCTTGCTTGTGATGGAGCCAAAGCGTTGAACGCTGCGTTGGCTGTGGTCTGTCCTGTGCCGCCTTTGGCAATAGCCAGTGTGGTAGTTAAATTTTGCGCCTGAAGGTCGTAGAAGTTTGTTCCGTCAGACCAAACCATGATCTTGTCGCCAGAAGCAATTGAAATCCCTGTACCTGCTGCGGTGGTGTTACCAATTACTGTGGAGTTGTAGATGGTGATGGTGTAGCTGGTGTTGTTCCAAACAATGTATTGTTTAGACACCGGCGGGGCGTAGATGGATGAGGCTGCACCTGCGCTGTTGAACTTCAACATGGCATACACCGACTGATTCAAAGTTGAAACAGTTGAAGGCCCGTTAACGTACGTCAGCGCTTGAGATGTGGAAGACACCGTGACGGCTTGAAACCCAGCAATGGCAGTGTCCAGCACATACGCCAAATTGTTGTCTGTGGTTGTTCCCCACGCACCGGCTTGGTCGCCCGAACCAATCAATTCGATCCGCAGGCTTGATGAATACGTGCTGCTCATAGAAACTCCTTGTACGTGGGTTAAATTCTAAACATAATTGCTAGCTGTTCCAACTTTTGGCAACCTGTCTTAGCTTTGCCATAGACCCAGACAAAATATATTTTGGGGGGATCATTTTGTACTTTTCCAAGTTGTCCACCAGTTCAACCCGAAGTTCTACTGGGCGATCTGTCAATGGAAGTATTTTTAAAAAAGGCGTGCCAAACTTTAACAAAATCTCTTGATCGGGCAAGTCTTTTCTAAAAAGTAAAAAGAAACTTGTGGAAGTTTGGTTAAAGTATTCATCCACTGCTGGCGGAATAATAAACTTATCCGCATACTCAACAACATCATAAAAATTTGGGCCAACCGCAAATTTTGTGTCGTCAGAGCATCTAAAAATCCAAGGCGACTCAAGTTTTAATATGTTGTAGTCATCAAGCAATTCTGGAGCTTGTTCGTTTTTATGGAAACTATGATAATTATCAGAGCCTGTAGTGCTACAACAACTTAGGTTTCCTTGATACGTCACCACAGAATAATCAGCCCACAACGGCAACAAAATCCCAGACATATTAAATTTGTGAATTCCATAGCATTGTCGGATCGTGCTTTTATATTCCAATGAATGGCTGACCGGGCAAACTAAATTTGGATTTTCTTTATATCTGTGCGGCATTGTCTTGTAGTATCGAGGCGGTTTTGCTTTTGCAAATTTAGGCGCTAGCATTTCTGCCAAGAGCGCGCTAGTTGTATACGCCGTCAACACCACAGGTTTTTGTTTTAAAAATAACATATGTCTACACCCAGAGCGATGGCGGGCGAACAGGCCATACAGGGTCAATCGTTGGATTACGCGCTATTGTTCGTAATGCGGCGCGATAAATTTCCCAATCAGCTTTATTAGAAATATTAACATCAGGGAGCATTGCAAAGTCCGATTGGTATAACAGCCCATTTGCTGTTCCTTTTACCATCAACAATTTTTCTTCAAGTGTTTCCTCTGGTTTTGGTTTTGTTTTCTCATCATGCGCAACTTGCCACAAGGCCAAACAAGCAGTGGCCCAATTTGGGAGTTCAGTAATTTTTTCTTCAGGTTCACGATGCCCATCAAATTCAATAAAACCAACGTCAGTACTCCACTGCATTGCGTGCACGCCATCTGGTATGCCGCACTGGTCTAAAGCTAGATCAGAGTAAAAAACGCCGTCTTTACCCACAGTTTTATCTGAAACAACTATTGTGAGGCGCATATCAATCTCCTAACGTCAACGTTTGATTTTTTACCATGCCAATCATGGCTTCTCGGTTTAAATCATTGGCTTTTACAACTTCATTTCTAAAACTTTCAACAGCAGCGCCCGTGTGTCTTTGCTGTTGACTATTTTCAATTAATAAAACGGGCAGCCACGCAATAGCGCATGCCCACTCGTCAACTTCTTTTCCTGTGTTTGGGTTCATACCACGAACTTGTGTAAACCATACACACTTAAGTCCAACACAATCCTTTTTTATTAAAGGACAGAAATCACCGTTTTTAATTTCCATTGCGCACCGCCGATATTCCTGTATAGACAAACCATGTTACGATAACTTCTCTTGGCTGGGAAGAGGGGGTTGTGTAATGCCCAAACATCCCATAAGGAGGCCAGATAGCGATTTTTCCAGCTTCAGTCTTTATACTTTTGTTTTGACTTGGAAAAACGGTTTCTCCGCCGTTTTCTACCGTATTCATATGTAAAACAACCGCCGCGTATCGAAGTAAGGTTGGGCCGCTTAAATCTCCAGAAAATTCCCCGTCAGAATGGTAATGACAAAACTCCCCGGGGTTATATAGGTGGTATTCATACCCAGAATCACCAGATTGAAAGTTTCCGGGTTTGTACCGGTTAGCAATCACATTGTGCTGAACAGTTCTAAAAATTGAAGAAAGCAAACTATCCACGTTAGACAACGCAGGTTCTTCTGAAATATTTATGGTTTTGCCGTCTCTGTTACTAGGAAAAAACGGGTATTTATTGGATTGACGTTCAGAATCATTGAGCAAAGGTAGCACCTCTTGCCGAATCTGTTCAAGATATTCTGGGGCTACAAAATTTGGTAGTTCGATAATCATATTAAAGGACAAACCATCCAGTGAGCAAATATTTTGTGTTGGATAACGGCGGATTACCTCTGTGAGCGTGGGTAAATCCTGCGGGCCAAATTACAAGCCGCCCTGTTTTTGGTTTAACCCGGATTGGGTAGTACAAAAATTCAGTTTCTCCGCCTTCATCTACATCATTCAAATACAATGTGTAGGCTGTAATCCTGTGAGCAACTTCTCTAGAGCTAGATTCAAAGTGGCATAAGTGGTAACCCTGCCCAATAAGCGTTTTCTGAATTCTGTTTGCAGTCAAAATATGTGGTTTATTACCTTCAAATAAAACACTGTATTTTTCGCAGTACTCATTATAGTATTTGTAGAGTGTT